TGCTGAATAAATCACGCATCAGTTGGAACACCGCGCCCATCTCTGGCTTAGTTAACACATCGGACTCAACAACAAGGAACACTCTATGCTCAACGGTGTCATTAGATCTGCTAACCGTATCCAGCTTGTAAGTCGCGCCAGTGGTGTACTGCCCGATTGGCTCGTCCAACTTCTTCCAATCCCAAGCTGACCTAAAGTTCTGCGGATGCCTGCCACTGTCCTTGACATCACCAATCCAAATATTGTCAGCGACATTAAACATAGATAAGAACAAGTGATAGTCCTGCGCTGGATCGCCTAGCTTAACTGGACTCTCCTCGTACATGTCGGCTGGGTCCCAATTGTAGTGGGTCAGGTAGCGTTGCTTGTTTGACTCAGCAATCGTCTTAATCCTATCCAACACCTCGGCGTGCGGGTCTTTCTTGATGATTAACTTGGGCGTTGCTGTACCACCCGACATAATGTTGACTGGCTTGTAAAGCACATCGCCACCTATAGCTCTTCGCAGCTTGCGATTAGCTTCATCCCGATACGGCGTGCAGGAAGTATGCCAGCAAAAGATAGTCGGCGCGCCATCTACGAACACCGTTGTATCTCTGATGCGAGTGTGGCTGGTATGTGCAGCCTCACCTGGGCATTTGCACAGCCCGTGATTCTCGGACTGCCAATCCACTTGGCCTACGATCTCTTCAGCTTGCCGTTGTGCGGTTGTCATAATTAGACACGAAATAGGCGGATAAGACTTTCGCCTCGTCCGCCTACTCCGTCGTTATTTAGGCTAGTTGTGAGTCTAGACAATTTATATATTCTATTAGTCATAAATAAAGTCAAGTTTATATAAAATTCAAACTGGCTCTGATTCAAGAGGAGACACACTGAGGAACTGCCCGCCGCAGGATCTCCCTGCGTACCACAACGCCAGTTAGTTACATTTCCTATAGCTAAACCTCTTCTTCTTTCGGTTTTTTCAATATATCCCGTGATTCTGAAATTAAGTCATAGGCAGCATTTAGTGCGTCCCTAATAAACTTCGCCTTAGAAGTTCTGGTTGTGTAGCAGGCATTGTCAATCCTTTCAAAATCTTCGTCTGTTAGCCTAAACAAAATGCTTCTTGTTAACTTCTCTTCTGCTGGCGTGTTGTGTATTACATTATGCAATGGTTTCTCTTTTATAATTGCATTCCTCTCAACCTTTTTTGCTTCATTTTCATCGCAATCAAGTCTTCTTGTGTCATGCCTTACCACCAGAGAATACCAACGAGATTGATTTGTATGATCTTTGAATCTTCTGTTTGGATCATTTGTAATCCCAATATAAAGAAGCTGATCGTTTGAAGCATATAGTCTATAAATATATTGATTCATTTAACTTCCTCCAACTTGATCGCCTTCTTGCTGGCCTCGACAATATCCTGCGCTGTTATGTTCCGCAGAGCATTGCACCAGTATTGGGTCTTGGGAGTCTTGTTGGTCGCATCCTTACACTTAGCCTGTGGCAACCCAGCGTGAGGACGGCAAGGTGCGTGTGGGCAAGTATCTGGCTTAAACACCGATACGTTCTTTGGATAAAAACTCATACGATCTCGTGGGTCGTAACTTCCCCACAACGACACACACGGCGTATCCAACCCAGCAGCCATGTGATTGACTGAGCTATCTGGCGCGACAACAAAGTCAGCCCCGCTGATAATCGGGAACAGCGAGCGCACAGTCTTGGTGCAGTTAAATAAGTCAATCACCCTGGGATGATCCACCTTAAAGTTGTTTGAGTTATCCAGCCCAATGATGACAGCGTGATGTTTGGGGTAGGCTTCCAGCAACGCCAGCACCGCCTCCTGCCCCATCGTTGGCGGGTAGGTTCGGGTGGGACCGCTGGACGAAACATGGTAGGCGAAGTATGGGTCTGGCAACGGCAACTTACCCATCGCCTTTAGTTCCTCATGGTCTGGCTCGATGAGATGTAGCACTGGCTTACAATACTTCGCCATCTTCTTCTCATCCCAAACCCCCATCCACTCATAGATCCGCTGGTAACAGTTACCACCGCCAGTGCCTAGCTTCGTGTTGCCAACCTGCCCGCTGAATAGATCATCAGTAGGAACATGTGCATCATAGGAATCCCACGCCTCCAGCGAACAAGGCAGCGGCCACAGCTTTGCACCCAGCCCAGCGTAGAGAGGCAGATTGCGTGCGGGTGCGTACACTTCCACAACCCCACCCGACTCCTGCACCAAGTAGTTGACAAAGGCGGTGGCGATGATCGCGTCACCGATTGCACCAGCGCGGTAGACGGCTGTTGCACCACCAGCAGCGCGCCCTTTGTAGTACGGCTTGATCTTGTGTGGGCAAGGAATTGCGTCATCCCAGGGTGGTCCAGTTAGTTCATCAGGCAACACATAGGTATTGCGCGGGTGAAGCATATTGTCATCGACTTTGTGAATTGAGTTGGTGTTATTTGTCCAGAGTTTCATTTGGTGTTCCTTTCTATTGTTTGGGTTTACTGCGTCAATCCTTTTTCATCTTCCTCCAACACTTCCTTTGCAATCAAAGCCACCGCATCGACCATCGCAATAATTCTAATAATATCTATTGCGTGTCCGTGAGAAGCGCGATCCCTCTCTACTGCAAGCTTGTCGCGTGCCGTGAGAAGGATGTCGCGCCCCCACTTGAGCCTAGCCTTAGACTCGACCAGCATTACGAGCCTGACCGCATCCGAAACTTGCGTGGCTTACTCTTGCCTGCTGCGGATAGGGCTATCGCAATCATCTGCTCGCGTGATCGCGGCTTACCGCCTGCTCCACGCTCTTTGCCCTTCTTCTTATTGTCCATAGCCAACTCATGCATATTTTTTGATACGTCTTTGCCTAGCATATTCTATTCTCCTTATATGTTGTAATAGGGATTAGGCACTGATGGTGCTTGTACCCCGAAGCTTGGGTTCTCACATCTGCGACAATCGCGCAGGTCAAAGTCAAGTATCTCGCCAGTGTTTAGCATAACTGTAAATATCTTGTTATGATCCATACCATAATCCGTAACGATGAAAGCCAATCCCTCACCCTTGGGTGTCATCATCCATAGTTCGGGATTGAGTTGGATCATTTATCATCCCACAACAATATCAGCAACCCAACCCCAACAGCCATTACTCCAACCAAACGGATTTGATCGTCAATGCTCATCGCCAAGCTGGTCCAGTTAACCAAGCCACCAACACCCAGCGCGTCCCCCAGATAGGCGCACGCGCACGATGCTCGATGTAGGACGGAAACCAGCAACCCGCGCCTTGATTGCGAATAAACCTAGCGTTCTCTAGGTCGGCCTTAACTTGCAAGCCACCGCCAAGGTACTCGCTTGGGTCAGATAGATTGACCACCATCGTCATCTTGCGATCCGATCCAGTAAACGTATCGTAGTGCCACCAAAACTGCTGGAGTGGATTGTACTTTAGGATCTGCAACTGCTGCACCCCTGTAATGTCAAAGCGGTAATGCTCGGCGTTTACGGCCATAGTCAATTCGTTTACGATTGAGTAAAGCCACTTGTAGTGCGGAGCCATCGGAACCCAGCAAGACGAGCAGCTACGCGCAAACGATCTCCTAGTCGTGCCATCCTTCTTCATAACAGTTGCACGCTTCATCCCGATCACCTCTGCATCTTGGCGTAGCATCATGCACTGCGTGGGTGTCAACACATAGCGGTCTACGGCTGCCGTTAAAACCTTCTGCTTAAACTCGCTCATTTGATTTCCTCGCAAAGTTCCAGCAATGCCTTGTTAAGAGCGTAGCTAAAGCAGGCAACCTTATCCTTGGCAACGTGCTTGCGACCAGCTTGAGCCATTGCCTCAAAAAGCTCATCGTCAACTTCGACTATAATCTTTGCGGCTTTATATTCATGAACCTTAACCAGCTTAATGTCCCTAGTTTTCTTCCTCATAGATCCAGTTCCTTTCTTATGTAATCAATCAGCTTTAAGATGATAAAGCCAGCGCAGTAGATTATCGAAAGAATCAGCCAACTGTAAAGAATAAACCAACTGATTACCCAAACGATGTCTTTAAGCTCCA